CGGAACTGATCCGAGTTAAGTTCAACAACCCCCTGTTTCAGGCTCCCAGTTAACGTACTGGTCCTGAAGAGACGGGTAGTTAAGCTACCAACTCTGGGTCATGATGGGGCCCCCTCTCCAGTTCTTTCGAACTAGGAGAGATGAGCACCACCTTGTCGGAATTACCGACGATACTATCTCTCACTCCTTGAAAGAGAACCATACTGAGGTTCTTGAAAAGGGGTTCGTACTCCAGTTACGAGTCCCTAACAAGAGCCTCAGCTGGTTCGAAAAAGGTCTTCCAAGAAAGTGATTGATGGGGGAGGAAGCCGTTTAGCCATATCGTCCACTTTGTCCCAAAGCTTCATCAGGTCGGCAAACAACCTTCTGTTGGACCGGAGTGGTTACCCGGGCCAACAGTCGGAAGTATTGCCACATGACTGGGCTAAGGGGCGAAGCGAAGGACAGTGCCACCTCAGCATCTCGATGAGCAATTACTTGCCTGTCAATAATGTTAAGGGAAGCATTTATGACTTTACGGGTGCAGTCAGGCACTCTTGGTAGCTGGCCAATCTGGCCAGCGATCCAATTTGCTAGAGGGACGTCCTAGCCCAAAGGTTGCCCTATGGCGTGTTCCAATTTGAGTCCTCAAAACGGACTCGAACTGGGCACTTCATAGTGCATCCAATGGTATAGAGCATCCCCCTCGACTCTGCATCTTATCTCTCCTCTTCGAACACCTTCTCGCGAAGATGTTCTATCAAGCGTCGACTTAGATTCTGGATTTGTTTTGGTATCGACCGCGATATTCCGAGTAATCGGAATGTCTGGATGGAATAACGAAAGTTACCCATTCAACAGGGAGATATTCCCAAACACCTCTTACTCAGACGTAGTCTGGAGAGGAGTTGGGAAGACAATACCGAACAAATCTAGGATCAATAATGATCGACGCCCGGACATCTTCAGAAGAGAGAACTGTCCCCTGTCCACTGTGCTGAAGTGGCGGCCCTACGAAGTAAGGCCGAAACCTCTATCAATGGTTTCTCGAGTCGTCGGAGTATCCATTGGCGAATCCAAGTCTCTGCGTCCATGTTGAACATGTTAGTTCTTCACGGAACGACAAAGGCGGGATATCACCAGCGGGGAGAAATCGACACGCACCTCCTTATAGGCTGTATAAACAGCTTCTAGAGAGGCAATGTCGACATCACCTCCTGAGACAAGATTATCCTTGTACCACCCCACCCGCGATGTTGCTCGGAAACGAGTAAACTACGCGAGTGAATGGTGTACCAAGGCCATTGACACACAGGTAGACAGAGCTCCCATCGGCCGTCCAGTTCTGTACCGGACGGCTTATGGTATGTCTTCATCCTCGTTCACGGTGATCCGATGGCCGTGAAACCATACCGGAGGACAGCACCGCCCTTGTGCGGTTA